ATTTTTAAATCTCTTCTTATTTGTATTTTTGTAATATTAGATGTTACCGATTGATCGGAATTGTCTATGATTCCTTGATACTTACTAAACTTAAATCTTGCACCATACTTATTAATTTCTGATGATTCAGAATATTTTGTAATATTGGCGAAAATAGATGTCTTTACAAAATCTGAAGAAGTTACAAGATTCTGATTATAATATACTCTAGAATCTGTTTCAATATAAAGTATTTTTGCATCAAGAATTTCTGGAACTATTCCAGCAACACTATATTTTCTCAACTGTGATTTTATATTATCCTTAATCGCATTTGAAAGGAATGTACCAAAAGAAGGTTTTATTGTAATGAAAACCTTTCCATATTGTGGAGGTGAAAGTTCTTCTCCACCAAAAACATTTATAGAGTCTGTTTCTGGATAAATCTTTGGAACGATCACTTCATAATCAGATGCGGTAACAGCACGATTCTGTGCTGAGTATAGTCTTGGAGCAAAATTTTTAATAGATGAAACCGATTCTATATCAGAACCGCCTTGAGATATGGAATCTGTGGTAATCAGAGATATTCCTGAAGTAACTAAATTCGATCTACTATCCAACAATCTTCCGGAAAAATTAAAAGAATTTACCCCATTACCATCTTTTCCATTTGTGATTAAATATGCTGCTTCGATAAAGTTACCATTATCCAGTTTTTTTCCAATTACTCCATCCCCAAAGATCAATTCGTATTTTTGATCCTGAACTTCCTGAATGAAAAATACCTTTGATTCTGAATCAACTTGCAAAATGTTTGATGAATTTGTGAATTTTCTAGTTCCTGTACTATTCTGAGAATCTTTTACTAAAACTCTAAGTGTAGATGTATCAATACTTGAGTTATCTAGAATATATCTTTGATTTGGATTTAGAGAATTGTTGGTAAAAGTATTTTTAGCATAAGTTCCCTCATAAACTTGTATTGAATCGAAAGTTGCAATTCCATTAATTACTGGAACTGTGATATCATCTAATATAGAAAATACATAGTTTTCTGGTCCAAATGATGCTGAAGTGCATACCAATCCTTTCTGTAGTGTAACTGTTAAAGGATTATATGGTAAACCTGTTGTATCTACAAAAAAACTAATCGTTGCTCTTGATGAAGTTTTTGATTTGGGAACATATCCGATATTTCTTGCAAGAGAAACCACATTTTCTCTTAGAGTTGCACTATCAATAAAAACTTCATTACTCACCATATTTGCATTATATGATGCAATATATGTGTTATATGCTAATGTATCAATAATTACGGATAGATTTGAACCTTCAAAATCATAGTCCGTAAAATTTGAGTTGGACCTCAAATAATTCTTAATAGTAGTCTTAATCTGATCGAAATCTAGATTAGTGAAGTTTACTAGTGCCATTATCGTGTTGGTAGTAATGCAAATGATAACTGTTGAGGTAATGCATCAATTCCCACAATGAAATATCTTATAGTAACGTTAAATTCATTGTTCTCATAATTGGGACTTACATCAACATCGATTAAATCGACTCTTGGTTCATAATTTTCTATTGTATTTTTAATTTCATCCTTAATTGCCGAAGCAGAAATCTGATCAATATTCTCAAATAAACTTTGAGAGATTTTACATCCAATATTTTGATTGAAAAATCTCTCTCCAGGGACTGTATAAACTAGATTTCTGATAGAGCGAGATATCGCCGTCTCGTTTTTGACGGCGATTAAGTCAAAATTTAGGGGATTAGACTGAAATGACAGACTAATATCCTTAAAAGCTTTACTAACCCGCTCTAAAGGCATCTAAAAACAATAATTCTATCTTATTTATCACCCAAAAATAGGTTCTGTACCATATTCCCAGTCATCATAATCATTATCATTGCGAATTTTTTCATGAATTTCTTTCTGAACAGAAAAATCATGCTTTTTAGGTGTCATATCATCATTATTAATCTCACGAAGCATTCTTCCCTTGAAAAATCCATGACCATGACTGTAATGTGAACCTTCACACTCTTGTGCAGGGGATTCTAATGACCAATAATCTGTAATAAGACTACTTGTCCCCCACACTTCTCTCATATAATTTGTATTCCTATCTGGATTTGGATTCATTGCCATCTGTTTTCTCCTTTTTGAGGTTGAACAGAACTTTTTACGGGGTTTCTATCCCGGAATCAATGTAAAATCCTTCTCTTAAGTAGTCTTTATCCTTAATAAATTTTAAATTGTCCTTATTTTCTATATTATCGCCTTTCCAAACTGGTATTGCAATACTATTTCCATATCTAAAGTCTGGATTTCTTCTAAAATGAACCTCTATAAGACTATTTCCAATGAATTCACAGTTGATCCACTCATAATTTCCGATTAAATTTTCTAATATTTTCGGAAATTCTACTTCCTTATCTATTATATACCACTTTTTCCATTTGTAATAAGGATCATTAAGATCTCTTTCGCCTTTGACGACAAGTTTTGCCTTTTTATTCTGGTAATCAACGCTAATATGATCACCTTCAAATATCTCACACCAAAATTCGGAAGGATGAAAGTGTTCAGTGTCATTATTAATCCATTCCTTACGCGAAAATCGCCCCATACCAAGCAAATTAATACTTGGTCGGACGATATAATACCCCGAATATGGAACAGGCACCCCTGTAGGTCCACAGAGATGCCCTAGAAGACGATTTAAAATTAGTTTATTATAAACCCACAAGTCTTTTGGATTTATTGAATTCCATTCATCTAATACTTCTAAATGATACATCCAAAAGAAACTATTTTATATCTATTTACCTTGACCCCGATACCTTTTCTTACGTCCATTACGAGATGTTGCTGAAAGTAATGTGCGAGCAGAGCGACCTTGGCGAGTCTTTTTAGGAGCCGCCGGAGTAAAAATAGTCTTATTATAAGCCATAATGTTTTACCTCAAATTACACGAGTTTTTTCATGACCCACACGAATACGTGGATCACACCAGATTTCATAACCTTCTTCCTTTGCATCTAAACAGAAGGAAACATCTTCCCCACACATATCTTGTACTGCACCAGATTCAAAAACTTGCATCTTAGGTGCAAACCAAGGATATTCAAGATTCTCAAATACTCCTTTCTTAATCAAAACCCAACCAAATCCTGTATAATCAACTGTAAATGGCTTCTTACGCTTTGAAATTGATTCTACAGTTTCATGATTCATTACACCCCCATTGTTGCGGAAATCTTCTTCTTCCAACCAATGTGCTACTGATGTCGTGCGCCCATCTTCTGTGGCATACCACCCAGCCGTGATTTCCCGTTCTGTGCCATCATCAGAAATGGCGAGATCGCAAAGTTGCCAGAACTTTTCTGTATTAAAAACAATGTCACTATCAATCCATAACTGATAATCATAATTCAGTTTTCCATCCCAAGGTATTTGCTTTGGTCCCCTCAGAACATTCGCTCCAAGACACTTACAACGTGCAAAGTTTACCATGGAAGAATAGTCCTGAGAAATTTGAATACTCATTCCATTTTGTACCATATCAAAGCATAGTTGTACAAAATTCTTCAGAAATGTAAATGAACAACCGCGACCAGGAAGACAAAATACAATACTCTTTCCTTTCATTCTTTCTTTGATACTTTCATAATCCCAATCAACAACTTTCGTCGCAGTCGGTGCATTCGCTTTTACAGTAAATCCTTTTGCCATTTGTTTAATAAAACCTCAATGTCATTTTAGTCCCAATATTTATATCTGTCAATATGAACTGTCTCTAATCACATTTGCATTTTTTGTTACCTCCTCATATTCTAAATCTGCCTTATGATACTCACTGAAAATTTCTACAAATTTATTCAGCGAATCCCATACAATCTCAAACTCTTCCCTACAAAGTGAATGATAGATACACTTATCCTTTGCATATATGTGATAAACTTTTTCAGTCATAAAAAATTTTTCAGAATTTTTTTCTCTGAGTCTCATTTTGAAACTGAATTATATATCACAATTACACAAAATCCCACAAGTATAAAAAAAGGAAATCGGAATATCTCAAAGAATCTCCCCGGATATCGTATTAACCATCCCGCAAAGACTACCTTCCAGAAATTCCAATAAGGTTCACGGTGTCTTCTCATAGTACTCTCGGCGGTTTTTACTTGGCGAAAAATTTTTTGATCCTTATAGTTCTCTCGCGTTTTGTCACCTCTGTAGGTTAGGGTAGTTTGGGATTCTTATACGGCACGCCCGCCTATAAGAATAAACAATTAATCGTAATTACTGCTATAACGAATAACGAATAAACTGCGATTGAACGAATAACGAATAACGAATAAACTGCGATTGAACGAATAACGAATAACGAATAAATCCTTAGTTTATTCTTTACATTTAACTAAGTATAAAGAATAAACTAAGGATTGCTGTTTAATAGTAATAACGAACAATCACGAATTAGGGGCACTATGTGACACGAATAACGAATAAAGAAGGGGCACTGTGTATCACGAATGCCCCCCCAATTCTATCAGGCAGTGATAGGCATCA